CAATATGCCTCGATCAATGTTGTCGGGCATATCAAACATAACAACCTTTTCTTTTGATAGATCGGTTCTGATAATTGAGTAAAATGGTCTAAGATTCAATGTCCTATACCTCTGGCTGCATTAGCCTCAACATCTTGTTTTATCTCGTCTTCAAGCTCCAAATACGCCCGCTCCATATACTTAGAGCCGACATCGCCCCCTTTAGCTCTTGACTTGTCTCCAGGGTTGTAGTCTGTTTCGTGCATGATGGTTGCATAATCACCAACTGTCTTGTCTCCAAACGCCTCCGCGTCTTCGTCCACAAACACTTCATATCCAATCCGACCTGCAGATGAGGTTTGTATAGGCTCATATTCGATAGCTTTCTCTAAAAAACCTTCCTCACTGCCGCTCGACTTAACGTCTGGATTGTGCAATCTTGGCGCATACTCTTTTGAGCGCTCGGTTATCTTTACAGCCCCGCGCTTCATCGCCTCTCTAGCCCCCTTAGATGCTCTCTTAGCCATATTAGCCAAGTTTACTTTGATAGGGGCCACCCCAGTGACTTTTACACCCATATCTCTAAATCAACCTCTAGGTGATCGGGTCTGGGTGAAAACACTGCGTAGCGTATTTGGCTCTGAATAACCCTCAAGGCTATACCGTTAATCTCTACACGGTCATTCTCTTCAATGTTGGCACTAGCTTGAAATAATAATCTAGCTGCCGCCTGTATTTCTTTAGCACTACCGCCTGATCCTGAGCTGTCTGTTCTTACACTAGTCTTATTAGTCATTGTGGTTAGCTTCACAACGCAACATAGCGCTTTTACGGGCGTAGAAAAGGCTTGCTGGCCATATTCGTCAACCTCGTCTGTATATCTTATGATGCTGCATTCAACGCTTGGAAAAATCATAATCTTATTCTACCATCAAAACTAAGTAAGTGGTGACTTATTTATTCTATAAACCAAAGACTTACTATTCGGGTGGAAGATGGAGCCTTTTATATCTTGATACGCATCGCCATTTTGACCGCTAACCGACAGTAATTTGCCATTGTATCTGTGACCTATTTGGTTTGAGATGATGAACTCATCTTCCCCCAAGTTGGAAGCTACAAATATAACAACTTCATTAAACGAGGTAAGCAGGTGGTGTCTGGTTGTTAGCCTGACTCTATTGATGGATTTCCACATCTTGCCGCCTTTGTTGTTATAAGCAACGCCACCGATTATATTTTTAACCACAGCGCCCTTGACGGCGTTTTCGATACCCGACTGAGCCATTGTAACGGCAACGTCAAAACCGAGCGTTCTTAGCTTGCTTACGCCATATTTAATGTCTTTCTGCGCTTCTATCCAGAAGAATGCAGTTGCACCCTCTATACTACCTTTTATGTATTCGGAAACGGCGGCTTTAGCTTCGTCGGTCATGGCAATTCCGATTTGATCCTTGTCGAATTGGCTATTCATAGCCTGGTTGACCAAATCATCGGTTGACTCCGACAGCATATCAACATATTGAATTAGAGACTCTTTAGCCAGTTCATTACCCCTGGCCTCAAACTTCCTTCTTGTCGAAGGCATGCTTGGGTTGACCCCAGTAATTGCGGCAACATATTCCGCTCTTAGGTTTTTAATAAATGTGTCGTAAATCGCTGCCAACTTAATGGTTAAATTATCTATCGTGCTAATCACACTCTAACCAGCCTGTTGCCGTAGGATACAAAACCGGACAGGTAATTTAAACTTCTTCGGTTTACAGACATTAACAATGGTTTGCCAGGTCTGAACATAATGGCCGATTCGCCAACAGAGTCGGATAATAACCCCTCCTCTCTTTTAGCTGATATGGGGTCGCCACCTAGAACAATATCTGCCTCCGACAATTGAGCCTTTTTTAGTGCCGCGATGAATATAACAGACAGCTCGTCAAACTCGTCGGTGGTTAGCTCATTCAAGCCTATAATATCAACCCCATCCACCGTGAATCTTAGCATACCTATACGATTATACGCCTCGATCATTGCCGCCTCTTTGCGTAGGTCTGTAGCGAAATCCCACCCAGTCAACTCTGGCATTTCCAAAGTTAGCAAGGCTGCCGCATTAAACTTTTGATATGAGTTTTCACCCACGACTAGTGGCTCGCTGCCTCTTAAGGCATATCTGAATACAACACTGCCTCTGCTTCCATCATCTTCTAAGGTCGATACCGTAATCGATCTCATTCCTTTGGTAGCGGTGCCAAGATCGTTGATCGTGGCGTCGACAACTATTGTTACTTGTGTATCATGCTGAGCATAGCCAACAACAGATATAGGGGTGACTTGTGTGATTTCGCCTTCAGTCTCATCATGGACTACAAACGATAAATTTGCCTCAGTGGGGGACAAAGCCCTGCCATTTTGATCTGTGAGAGGGATAACCAGCACTACTATCGAGCCACCGCTATATACGTTCATATTATGCCTTCAATTCCATCAGCTTGTCGACCAACCCTAAAATAGAGTTTGATTTTGCGCCAAAAGGTTCGGCAAAAACTCTAAGACCGGTAAGACCATTTTTATCAGCAAGACTCATCAATGATTCTCGCGTGTAATCATATTCAAGGTCGCTTTTACTCTCAACCACAACCTCTTCCGGCTCATCAAAAGCAACGGGAGCGTCCAGTCCCTGTCTTTTATTGGCAATCTCGGCCAACAAACCTGGGTCTTTGCCGTCAAGGGTTTCGATTTTCATCGTGCCTCTGAGTCTGTGCGCTTGGCGTCTACTTACAACACCCACACTAAAACCATCTTTAAACTCTACATCCCCCAAAAAGCCTGTAAGATTTTCCATCCCAGGCTGCGTAATTCTTATCTGCGTCATAATTTATCCAATTAGTAGTTATAAAAAAGGGGCTTGCGCCCCTTTTTCACATCTGAGTCAAACCTTATACGATGTTTGTAATACCTTTCAAACGCGCTAAAGATTTAGTAGACTTCAACACCAAACTTACATACCATTTCAGGCGTGTGCGAGTCGCATCTTTGTCTTGAACAGTGCCGATATCTTCAACTACAACACCTGCTGTGCCGCCGCCGTAAATACCATGTAAACCATCAACTTCGTTCAAGCGAGCCGCGTAAACAGAAGTCGTGATTCCATTAGCTGTGCCTTGAGTTTCATTTAATGGGATGAAATCGTTGGTCAGAATAGGCACGCCGTTATGCGTTAACATAGGACGACCAAATGCTGGCAACATTAACTCGGCAGCCGCAGTAGAACCAACCGTTCTTAATACGTTGCGGAAGGCGCGAATTACGGCAGATGGCATGAAAATTACATCAGCACCGTTAGGAACTGCATCTAACAGTCTGTCCAGTAAAGACAAGTCGATAGAGGCACCATTGGTTGCCGCAGCAATAGTTCTGCTTGCATCGCCAACAGTTGTTGCTTCAACGATTTTAGCCAAGCCGTCGAACTCTTTGGCATTAGTAGCCTCATCGCCAATCATCAAAGTTTGTTTGAACTGACGCGCAATACCTTTCGCTTTTTGAGCGATCTGTAAGCCTTTCTGACTGTTGGTGTCAGACATTGTGCCGGCGATGAATTTATCCACATCAACGTCACCAATTAAGATTCTTAATTTAGCGACCACTTCAGTGAAGTCAGAGCCATCAGGTGTAATCACTTCGTTTGGATCTACGAAAGTGCCTGTTGCCAGTGTTTTCTCACGGTTATAAACATACGCTTTACCGTTAATGCCGGAGAATGGTAAGACCGCAAACAAGTCTTCCTTGTCGATGATCTCTTCTACTACACCTGCTTCCAGTTGGTTGTTACTTAGCGGTTCTGCAATCGCTTTACTTAAAATTGGCATTTATTATCTCCTTTAGATAGTAGCCTTAAAAATATATGTCACTTGTGACTTACTATAAGTCACAAATTTTTTAGGCATAACAAACTTTAGGATGCTTCATTTAACGCCGCTGTGATTCTACTCTGACCCGTCAACTGAACTTTCTTCGCAGGAAGATTATTATCTTCAGTTCCAGAGTTAGCACCAGGTTTAGCCTTTGCCCGAATCAGGTGGTCTTTATCAATATCAGAGTCAATGATTTTACCCATCGCTTTGTCAAAAGACAGTGATTCGCCATTGGCGTCTATCAGCATTGTTCTATCAGCACTACCTTTAGGTTTGTCATAACCTACAATTTTGCCGTCGTGGTAATCAAAGTGACTGCCGTAGACAATTTGTGCTTTATTTGGCGTTAATGTTAACTGCTCATCAATATAATCAGAGGTGTCAAATGCAGAGCCAATTGTCAGTTTATTGATTGACGCATCTCTGCCAGTAAGATCGCCTTTAAGCTCATCAATCTGGGCTTGCAAGGTTGTTCTTTCTGTAGTTTGCTGCTCAATCAAGTTTGCCTTCAATCTATCCCACTCACCTTTTTGCTCAAGCTTTGTGGTTTCAGCATCTTGACGCTCCTGTAGTAGAGCTTTAACTTCATCCAGGTTGATTCCGTCGAACTTAGCCAATTTCTCTTTCACTTGAGTCAATTCGCTGTTCGTATCCTTCAGTGCGCCCTTCTTTTCCATCAACTCGCGCAACAACTTAGCCTCGCCGTCCGACACACCGCTTTTAGGCTTAGGGTCATCTGCAGGCTTAGAGTCTGCGGGTTTAGGATCGTCAGCCGGTTTAGGATCGTCAGCCGGTTTAGGATCATCTCCGCCGCCACCTTCTTCAACTACGCCAAACATCTGAACGCCCATCATTAACTTCATCAATCGTAGAAGTAATTTATTTTTAAACATATTTCACCTGATCTGTCTCTCGATCAAAAACTCGAACCTGTCTCTCGGTTCTATTGATAAAACTACTTTTCAGTAGCACCTTCATCTTTCGCCTTGTCATCTTTTGGTTTAGTTAAAGATGGTGTTGGCAAAACTTGTTCAACTTTGGGCGGCCAGGTTTTTAACTCTGACTCGATCTCAGTCTTAATTTTCTTTTCCAGCATGGGGAATAACTTATCCACAGTAGACTTCATCTGTTCGCGTCTTACCGAATCTGGAGCCTCTAACAACGCTAATTGCGCCGCAATTTGAAACTCGTCAAACAAACCACGCACATCGAATGATCTTGAATACTGAACAATCTCTTCGTCTATATCTTTTTTTCCAGACCAGGCCCCAATCAGCTTAATTAACTTTCTTTCTGCCTGTTCTAAAGATGCTGCTTTAGACACCAAAAGAGAATTAACTCTTTCAAAGTCAAAAGCTTTAGCAACGCCTGAGCTGTTATCTATGCCTACCGCGTTGTCTTGCTTTGTTCTTTCTCCCGCCATACCGACGGTGTGATAAATTTCGTTGATTATCTTAGTGATAACACCAAGAATTACATTGGCTTGCTTAGGATCTGGCGCAATAAACTTAGGCTCGCCACCTCGCTCACCGTCATATAGAAAGATACGCTTGGTTCCCATCTCAAGCATCTTGTCATAACCATCTTCACCTGGCATAAGCCCTTGCGCTGGCATCGCCAACTGTGAAAAGGTTTGATCCTGAATGATGGCATCGAGGTTAGAAAGATAGTTAGCTACAGCCTTATCAAGATAGGAAATGTCCCCTATCAGCGAGGGCGCTTTCCATTGTTCGTCACTGATCGCACAATCAACTCTAAAAGCTGGAGTCACGCCTAGTTTATGTTCGCCTTTACCCTTTATAACGACACTGGCATCTTCATCAGCCTGACCCTCTGCTTTCTCAAGCTGTAACAGTAGCCACTCATTTTTAGTCCATAAGCGGTATCTATCAATGACATCGCCCGAAGACTCTAATGGATCGTCAGAATCGCGGTGCTGTTCTAGTATCAGCACCCAAATCAACTCCCCGTCATCGTCATAAGCAAAATCTAAAACACGATCAGGGTTGACGGTATAAGCGAAAATACGACCGCTATCTTTTTTAATATCAGCAACACTGGTGCTTTTATCAGGAACTTTGATTGAGCTATCAACAACGACCCATACCGAGCCGTAGATTGAGGATTTTCTTGATATTTGTTTGGAGAATTGCTCTACTGTCAAGCCTCTCTTGGTTGAGTTTTTCCAAAACATCAGGACTTCGGACGGCGCATCTGCTTTATTGCGCTCGACATCTGCCTTGAACAGATACTTGTCTACCAAATCAACCACCTCTTTTGAGTGATTGAAGCGATAAGCCCTGTCAACGCGGTCTCCGTATTCTTTGTCGCCTTCTTTAATGTAGCGGTAGATGTTTTTTTCAAACCACGCT